TAGTGGTTCGGGTAAAAGCCTCTTCATGCAAAACTTGGCAGTAAACTGGTCTCAAGCAGGGTTGAATGGTGTGTATGTAACACTAGAACTTAGTGAGGGCTTGTGTTCTATGCGTATAGATAGTATGATGACTGACACAAGCAGCCGTGAAATCTTCAAAGACATTGATAATGTTGAAATGAAGGTCAAGATGTTAGCTAAAAAAGCAGGTAAGTTACGTATCAAATATATGCCAGCTCAAAGTACTGTAAATGATTTAAGAGCATATTGTAAAGAACTTCAAATTCAAACAGGAATTAAACTTGACTTTTTGTGTGTTGATTATTTGGACTTGCTCATGCCAGTTAGTGCAAAAGTCAGCCCAAGCGACTTGTTTGTAAAAGACAAATATGTGTCGGAAGAATTGCGTAATTTGGCTAAAGAATTGAATGTGTTATTTGTCACAGCAAGTCAGTTGAACCGTAGTGCTGTAGAAGAAATTGAATTTGATCATAGTCATATCTCAGGTGGTATCAGTAAGATTAACACAGCAGATAATGTGTTTGGTATCTTTACTTCACGCTCTATGCGTGAACGTGGTCAATATCAACTTCAGTTGATGAAAACCCGTAGCAGTTCGGGTGTAGGACAAAAGATTGAATTAGAATTCAACGTAGAAACACTAAGAATTACTGATCCAAATCCTGATGCAAATACATATAAACCTTCACAACCTAGTCCAAACGATATAATGAACAAATTGAAGCCTCAAAGTACGGTTTCAGAGAAAATTGACGCTGTGACCGGTGAAATTGAACCTGAAACGAAAAAAGTTGTAGCAGACGTTCAGGGGGCAAAATTGAAGGCCTTGCTTAATTCACTAAAGAAGTAATATAGCTATATCAGCATAAATACTAATTATGCAAAAGAAAACTCGGTCCCTTTTAGAAGAATTAGAGGACATCGGCAATAATCGTGATGTTAAACACATCATTGAAAGCCGAGCCCATAATATTATAACAAGTGCAATTAATTTAATTGAGCTTATAAATAAACATTATGATAAGGATACTTCAGAAATTTTAGAAAGAAAATTACTGAGTGCTATAAAGGGCCGAGACCAGGCCAGATTTGCCAAAAGTATAAGGAAAAATAATGAGACTGAAGGAATTTAAAGATCAGCGTCAACTTGACGAAGTTGGTAGATTAGCCAGTTTATTTGGAACCACGGGTGCAGCCGCGCTTAAGCAATTAGGCAATAGAATTATAGGCGACCCTGAAGGCCAAATGTCTGTATCAGACAAAGCACATAAAGAGGAATTCATAAACAACTTTTTTAGTGCAGCCTTTAAATCATTACAAAGTGAAATTGCAGCAGGTAGAGTTGATCCTAATCTAAAATCAACATCAGGTCCTTCAGCATCCCCAGCAGAACCCCCAACTGCTGAGCCTGCGGCTCCTACTGCACCAGCTGCGAATACAACTCCAAAAGTAGCACCGGGGAATGCAAAAGCACCGGGTGCAGGTCAACGTCAAACATCACAAAACATTAATAACTATGTTCGTGGGATAGCTACAAGTCTTAATGCTGAACCAGATAAGGCTAAAAAAATGGCTTTAGCTAAGGAACTAGTTAACTTTATGGCTGATCGTAAAGATTACCCTGAGTGGCAGAACGCAGTAGCCACAGCACAACAAATTATTAAAAAGGGAGTGCCTGATCCTAACTTTTCAAACTCTGCTATTAATAGACTAAAAGCAGGTCAAATGATGGAAGCATGGCAAGTTTATTGGATTAATAAACTTCTTGAATCTATTGGCTTTACTTTTGCAGATTTAGGTCTAACCTTATTGAAAGAAAACAGAAAGAATGGATCATACATTTTAGCTGAAACTAAGTTTTATAAGCTAAACATGATTTTTGAAAATATTATTTTAACAGAAGCAGAATCAGTTGAGCAATGGATGAAGAGATGGTTGCCTGCATATCTTAAGGGAGTTCCTATTTCAGACACAACTACTCAGAATTTAATTAGAGCAACTGCTGATAGTTATGATACTAAAAATGTCAAACCCTTTAAGGACAACTTATTGAAATTAGCTAATGCAATATTTGCAACAGCACAGGCCCCCGGATATGGTGCTGGTGATAGCACTGAACCCAGTGGCGGTGGCACTGGCGCTGGAGCAGCCCCGGCACCGGCTGGATCTACTGCGGCAGCGAAACCAGAAAAAACAGGCACGAGTACCGATACGATTATCAATTCTTTACAAAGCTTATTAGCTAAGTTAAAAGGAATTGATCCAGCGTTACATGCAGAAATTATAAAGAAAATCGGATCGGGACAATCGTTACAAGGATTACCTGGTGGTGGAAGCAAACCAGCTGCACCTGCAGCTCCAGTTTCCGAATCAAAAAGACGTAAAAAATGAATTTATCAGAGTCTTTAGCTAAACTTAGAGATTCCATTACAAGCCTTGAAAAACCTAAGTTTGAATTAGCAGAAGATAAAGGCCATTTAGACCATCCTGAAGATTTGATATTTTTAGGTGGCAGTCAAGGTGCCAGTAGAGCAGTTCAGGCTGCTATCGATACAGTTAAAAATCCAGGCAAAGTTACCATTAAATGGGACGGATATCCTGCATTGATTTTTGGTCGTGATAGTCAAAACCGTTTTAGTATAATGGACAAACATATGTTCAATAAAAAAGACGGTACTGGGCGACAAATTTATAGTCCCGAACAATTTGTAAAATACGATATGGATCGTGGTGTAGACAGGTCTCAATTACATCAACTCATTGCAAACATTTGGCCTGGGTTAGAAAAAGCAGACCGTAGTAAAGGTTATTACTGGGGCGATTTATTGTTTAGTCAACCATTAAAAGCAGGTCCAGATGGATTGTATAAGTTCAAAGCAAATCCAAATGGTATAACCTATACTGTAGATGCTGATAGTGAAGTAGGAAAAGAGCTTACAGACAAAACAGCAGGCATAGTTGTACACCAATATATAAATCCAAATGCTGCTTCAACTGATGAGGCTATGCCTTTAGATGGTACAATAGGTAATCTAAAAAATAATAGTGATGTAGCAATAGTTCCTGCTAAGATGCCTATTACTCCTAAATTAAAAATAGATAATGCGTTAGTTAAGAATGCTAATGCAAAAATAAAACAGTATGGTCCTGCAGTTGATCAAATGATGGATACAGCCCCGCAAGCCCGTAACACTTTTAATCAATTATTTACAACTTTTATAAACAAGCGAATTGTACAAGGTGACCTAAATGATTTGTTACCTGGCTTTATGGAATATGTCACTAGTAGACCCATGACAGATTCTATGCGTAGTAAAATAGCAGCACATTTTGAGCAAAATCAAGAAGGCTTAAAGGGAGCTTTTGAGATTTGGGCAGCTATATATGCATTAAAGATGTCAATCGTTGACCAATTAAATAAGGCAGCGGAAGCAAGCCCTGTGAAAGGTTATTTACAAGACGGAACACAAACACAGGAAGGATTCGTAAGTCACGGATTAAAGTTTGTAGACCGTATGGGCTTTAGCCGTCAAAATTTAGCTGGTAGACAGTAACCAAAACCGAGATTTTTTTGTTCCAGGCATAAATAAATGTATGAGGCAGTAGGCTTCAAACTTTTAAAGGAATATAAAAATGGCACAATTTACAAGAGTTAACGGTGACTTTCTACCATTAATCAACTATGATAGTTTCGCATACACAAACAGCGGTGTAAATGCAGTTTCTTCTGCAAATACAGTTCAGCCACAAGGTCCTAAGCTAGAGTTCTTCACAATCACACTAGCTGACGTTGCTGCTAACACAACTATCGCTAACACAGTTATTACAACTGTTGAGCAGTTGGCAACAATTCACATTTATGAATTCACCAACACTGGTACAGATACTCTAGCATTAGCAGTATATCCAGTTGGCGGTTGGACAACAGCTACATTAACAACAGCCGTTGATGCAGCTACAGGTGGTTCTTCAACTGTAACAGGTACAGCTACATTTACAAACTAATCTTTAGTTTGACTTTAACTAAACCCGAGATTTATTCTCGGGTTTTTTCATGCCTATAAATACTTGCATGAGCTTTAGAATCACATGCTATACTTTATTTGATATCACACAGACAGGTGTGTTAAATCGTCCCCGACCTAGTATAGACGAGGATTATAAAATTTGGACTCACAGAAGAAACACTCAAGCTAATTTTGATACAATACTACAAATAATTAATTTACGCTCACAACCTGAAGTTGTTAAGCAACCTAGTAAAATTGAAATAAAATTTGACGATTTTGACAAGTTTGGTTTTTTATTTACGCAACAAGAAAATGAAACATATCCTTGTTGGACATTTGATTTTGACATACAACATTTAAGCGTGTTTGATGATGGAAGAAACGAATTAGGATCACTATATAATGATTGCGACGGGGTGCCAATGATTATTTGCGGAACAGAGTGGCACAAAGTGCCTGCTTTTTTAGATACGTCTGTTGAACTGCGGAATATTTATTTTACTACAAACCATGAATAACAAAGAAATCGAAAAAGTAACACAATTTTTAAACAAAGAATTTGTATCCAAATTAGGAGATGTTGCCATATTTCAAAATGAAGATGGAGATTATGAATTTTTTAATAGATACGTAATATCAAAAGCGAATAATGGTTATGATATCACCTTGAAGTATGGTTCTGAAATAGTGCATTTTTCATCTTTAAAAAGTGCTGTAACTTGGTGTATTTTTGATTTGAGAAACAAGATTGTAAAAACAAAAAGGATTGAATATCTTGATAAAATGGTTTCAGGTGCAGAGTTAAATATAGAATTGCATAAAAAACTAGTGAAAAAGGCTAAAGATTTAGAATCCAAATTCATTTACCTTGCTAAATTAAGCGAGGATGAAAACAAAAGAAAGTCCTATTTACTGGAATTGTCGAGATATATTACAGAATCCAAAATTCTACAAACTCAAAACTTTACTGTAAAAAGATAAATAAGATATAACGTTTGGAATAAAAACTATGAAACTGACCGATTTTGATAAAAAGCAATATGCTCCTAGAGCATTGGAAGAAACTTATAAAATGTCTTTTGACGTTTCTAATTTAGGAAAAATGGAAACAAAAAAGATGTTACAAAAGGTTCGTACTTTAGCTAATGAAGCAAGAGAATCTAATGATTTTCATAAAAATCAAACCAGTCCATCTTATATGAAACTTGTTTTTATGGAACAAGCATTAGTTACTCATTATAATGAGTTAGCGTTAAAACCTCAACCTCGTATTGTTGTTGAAAACGAAGAAGTTGAAAAGTCGCAAGTTGTTTTAGCAGCACAAGATATGGTAGATAGCATTCAAAAAATGCTTGAAGATATTGGACAAATGCAAGTTAAAGAATTACCTGCATTAGTAGACAGCATTGAATCAGAAATCGGTGTAAATGAGGCACAGGCATATAATGATCAAGTTTCATCTCAACTAGATACATTAAGTGGTGCTATGAAGGCAGCATTTGCTGCACTGAAATCAGCAAGAGATACTATTACCGGACAAGGCGGCAGTTTTGCAGAGCCTGCTATGGATGCAGGTTTGGATGCTGGCATGGGAGATGAAATGGCGGGAATGGATGCTGGCATGGATGCTGAAGCAGGTGCAGATGTTGTTGCTCCTGAAGTACCAGCTGAAGAACCTGAAGTAGAACCAGTAGGCGGAGCCGGTAGAGCAAAGAGATAATCATGCGTTTATATGAGTTTGCGGGGCCTGATCCTATGGTTACTAAACTCGTAGCAGTCTCGGATCAGTTAAAGTCAGATTTGCAGAAGGGTAGTGCAGACCCTAATATGTCAGTGCCCGATTTTTTGCAATACCTTAAAAAGTATGATATACTTTTTGATAAGACTGACTTATACGACATGATTAAAGTATTACCATTAAAAAATCTTATTACAAATATTCAGGGTGATAAAATCGTTTTTAAGGGGTTCGGAACACCTGAACCTCCACCTGATGAAGAAAGTA